TCAACCATATGTCCACAACGACTAACTGTGCCGTCTTCGTTCAATCTAGCAAAGTGGTTAAATCTTGGGCAAAACATGATATGCCTTTCCTATCAGGGTTGAGTATTCTGTTGGACATCTTTCATTAAGATGATTAAACATTTCTTTAACTGTCCAGCTTTGTCCAGTTAATTCATCTAAAATAATCTGATCTATAGTAAATGCTGTTGCCAGTCCCGGACTATTAACAACATCTAACAAATCAATGTCTGTGTTTTTATCTTTAACAATATTAATATTTTGACAATACTGATTCATCATATTAATATTATGAAAATAAATTTTTGCATCTGTATCTAAGTATCTTGCAAGATTAATTATCCATTGATATTGATGTGCAAAATGCCTATCCAATATTATACCTTGCTTAAGATAGTGCTTAACAGTATCCACATTGAGATGGGTATTGTTATACAGATATGTTTGTACTCCACTAATATAGCGTTCTTTTGGATTTCTAATAAACACATCTACAACACTAAGTTTCCTAATTTGCTCATTGATTATTTTTTTAAAATTTTTGTCCTGAGCAATAGCATCCATTGATGTGCTACCACATTTAAAGATAGGATAAAAAAACTTATTAATTTCATGAAAGTCGTAGACTTCAACTCTATTTGGAAACAGTATGTCATCTAACCGTGTAAGCATTTATACATTTCCTTAAAGAGTTGTTTGCTGTGTAGTTTTCTAAGTTGATCTAATCTTTTTAAGTATGTTAATAAAATATCTTTTTTCTTTTCAAATGGTCTATCTAAGAAATTTAACATATTACGATAACTGTCTTCTAATAGGTATCCTGGATTAGCATCAATTTTTTCTTGTAATAAGTCTTTGAGATAGGTCAATGTAGAATCGGGTAAATTTCTTATATCAAAAAATACTGGCGATTCAATTGGATTAACAATAAAACTGTTGTTATGAAATCCTAGCTTTTGTAAAAACTTAATACAATCAAATATCGAAAGATAGTTTAAAGGAATCCATAACATATTAAAACTTACTTTATGATCTAAGTTTCTTATTATTTCTAAGTTGTCTAAAAAGTCTTGCCACTTACCGCCATATCTAATATACTCAAACTGATCTTCCATTGATTCTACACTTATTGTCCAATGTACATTTTTAAATTGACATATTAAGTCAAACACAGGTGTGCCTGTTTTACTTAAATTAGTGTTTATTCTTAAATTAACATCAGGATTTACTTCTAATAATAATTTAAGTAGTTCTTCATTTTCTTTCATTAATAACGGTTCACCGCCAGCCATGTATACATGTTTTAGTTGATGTGCATTACTAAAAACAAATTGTTTAAGTTCTTCTACACGTTCAGCTGGAACCTGTGGCTTTTCAAGTTTTAATTCAGCTACCCATTTACTTGAATATTCTGGACCACAATATACGCAGGAAAAGTTACATGAATTTGACCATCTTATATCAATTTTGTGTAAGTCAAATTGATCTGTAGTTTTATATGTGTCCAACGATGTGTTACGTAGTTCTTTAAGATAAAATACTCTATCACTAACAATATCAAAACTTTTTTTACCTGCCTCTAATTGATAACACCCTTGACATCCTTGTCCAGGTTTGTTATCTAACATTGTTTGTTTTATTTCAGTATTCTGATCTAGTATTTCTTTTAATGTATTATCTTTTAAATTGCCAATGGGTAAACGATTACGAATACAATTTTGCACTGTTCCGTCCCCATTGTACATAAATCCAGTCCATGGAATAGGACAAAAGTTTTTATTTGTTAGGTAAGTTTTACTGTCCATAATCTACACCAAGTGCAAATTCATATACTCGTAGTCCGGGTTTAACTGATTCAATAATGTTAATCATTGACTCTGCCCAGGCATCTACATCACAGGCTTGAGTGCTACTGTGTGGTCCTGTATTAACTTCTCCAGGTCTAATTAATGTAATTTTAGGCCACAGTGTGGATAATGCTAATTGCAAACTAGCATTTTCTAATGCAACCTTCTGTGAGTAATATGGAATATGCTCATCACAATCAGGTCCAGACATAGTCATCATAGTACTAATAACTATAATTTCTTTACCTTCCTGACCTTTCCATCTATTGTGTATTTCAAACAATAAATCTGTTTGTGCAAAGCCTTGCTGTGCATTGTTAATAAACATATCACACGATTCAATTTGATCTGCTACACGATTTATATTACGTATATCATTTCCATCTCGCTTGGAAAGACCTATAACGGTATGTCCACGCTGTTTATATTGACGTGTTAGTGCTTGGCCAATGCCAGAAGAGTGTCCTGTAATTGCTATTTTCATAATAATAGTTATAAAGAAAGATTGAGCGGTAAAATTAAATTACCGCCCAATATCACAACTACTTATTATGATTTTCTTGCACGGATCATAGCAAGAATATCTTCTGCTTTAGATCCACCTGCAGGTGCCGCCGCTGTTTCTGCTACTGGCTCAGGAGCCGGTGCTGTTTCAACTGCTGGTGCAGGAGCAACTGTTGGTTCAGGAGTAGCCGCTGGTGCTGTTTCCTGTACAGGAGTTGCTGTTGGTGCTGGTGTAGCACTAACTGATGGTGCGTTTTGTGGAACCTGCATGCCTGATGGTCTGTAGTAAGCACCCCAACGCTCTGCGTCATATGGTCTGCCATCTACTGATGCTTCAAACATTTCTTTCATAACTTTAAGTTCTTGCTCACTAGGCTTCTTAGGTAAGAAGTCAGCAAGTGTGTATAAGCCGTGTTCGTTAACTGCGGCTTGTTCTGCTTCTGTTAATGCAGACTCTTTTCTTGCCCATTGTGATGTTGTATAATCAGCATAACCACCTTTTTGTGTTTTAGTTACACGGAAGTCTAAACCATTTGTATAATCTGTTGGTAGTTCTTCCATATCAGGATCCATTAAACTTGACTTAATAAGAGTAAAGATTTGAGGACTCATAATAAAACGTCTAATAGGATTAGCTGGTGTTGTGTCATCTTCTAAAGGATTTTGTCTAACAAAACCTTGGAATACGTAGGATTTCTTTTTCCAATACTTACGACCCATTTCTTCTAATGAACTGTCCTTAAACCATGTTCTAACTTCTGCTAGAATAGGACACGAATCACCCCACATTTCTACACATGGTACTTGAACTAATACGTTCTTATTATCCATTTCGCCTTTAACGCCGTTAAATGGTAAACGGATCATGTTACGTTCTTGCCAAAAGAATGTGTTGTTTGGATCTGCGTCAGGAAGGAATCTGATTGTTGCTGATTCGCCTTCTTTGATGTTCCAGTGTGGATAAATTGCGTTATCACCGGTGTATGATTGGTTGCCTTGACTGCGTGATTCTGCCGCCGTTAATTTTGCTCTAATATCTGCTAAACTTGCCATAATGTATTTCTCCTTTATGTGCCATAATAATTTGCCTTAATGTGTGCCTAATAAAACACTACCTTAATAGTGTAATATAATTTATTTATGCTGTCAACAATAATATTGGTATATTTTACCAAATGGTCATAAAAAAAGCACATAAACTAAATTATGTGCTTTCTTTGAGGGTTTGTCAAAAACTACATTACCAATTGATTAATGTTCTTAATCTCTCAACGTAGTTTTCTTCTACTTTATATATTTTACCATCTACTTCAAACTCTTTTTTGCCATCACGTTTAGCGTTAGCAAGTGCTAATGAAAATTCATTACCTTCGTCTACATCATCTTCGTTAACTGCGTCAGGTTGTACATTTGAAATAGCAGTTTTTAACAGTTTACCAGTTTCAGTTCTAAACTCAACTGCTTCGTCTGTTACTGTTTCAACTGTACCTTTAGTACCTTTGGCTGTAACAATTTGATCACCTACTGATGGTGTGTATTCTTCTGTTACTGTATCTTCAGCCGCTAATATACCTGCCATATCTTTCATTTTACCAATATATGCTGGTTTGTCTGGATCCTGGTTTAAGCCTGGAGTTTTAACTTCTTCCCAATCTGACTTTTTACTTTGATACTTTTTCTCAAACTCTTCGTCTGATAGTTCTTCTAAGTCTAGGTGTAGCTCTTTCATTTTACCTTCTTCAAGTTCTACATCTTCCATTGGCACATCAGCGTCTCTTGCGTCCCATTCTGCGTCTGCATCTTCTTGAGCCGCTTCTAATGCTTCGTTGTGTAACTCGCCGCCTGGCTGTACCATTTGTGTACACCATTCGTCTGTTAGTTTATTGTTGCCGTCACCGTTACACCAAGCATTTAATGATTTAGGATCTACAAATGCTTTATTTTGTTCTTTATCAACAACTACTGTGTAGCGTACGCCACCGTAGCCTGGTTCACCATCATCACCAGCAAATTCCCATTCCATTTCGCTTTCCCATGAATCTGGATCAAAACCTTCGTTTACATCGTATGACATTTCTTCTGCCCACGATTCAAATTCTTTAATTTCTTTCATTGACTTACCCTCTAGTTCAAGTTTAGCCAACACTGGTATTGCTGACTCTACTCTTTGATCTAATAATCTTTCAGTAAACAATTCACGCACACGTTCCACTACTTCTTGTTGTGGTTGTTCACTGCTGTTGTATTCTTCAAATGCTTTATGATATCCACGTTTACCAATCATTGATTTAACTTTACGTTTAATATCCCCAAAGTGTCTAAGGCCACGTTCTGCAAGTTCTGTTGATTCAGAGTCTTGCCAGTCCTTACCACGTGCATATCTAGTAAAAGCACCTAGTGTTTGAATATCACTAACCAGTTCACAAATGTACTGACCAAATGAGTCATATGGATTACCACCTTCACTTACATGTCTTGCCATAGCACGACCACCATATAGTTTATTAAATGGTAGTTTGAAACGTTCGCCATCTGATGTTTCAACGTAAAGTGCGGCTACATTTCTGTATCGCTGATCACCTTGTTCTTCATCAATTGGTCTTGAATGTACTATTTTAAGTTTTGCTTCTTTAGTAGGTCTTGTGTATGATGTCTTTTTAAATCCGTAGTATTTTGATTCAGTGACTTGTGCCATTGTTTGCATAGCAAATTTTAGTTTATTCATATGTTTTAGACTAAACTCTAACATGTTACGTTTAGCAAAGTGGCGTAATTGATATAAAAAGTCATACCAATCTTTTTTATCTTCTGAATCCATACCTTTACCAAGCACATCACCATAGTAAACTTCTAACTCGCCTTTAGGGTTAATAGTAACTACTACTGTGCCGTAGTTTTGTTCTCCAACTTTATAGTTAAATGAGAATAAGTCTGCCTGTGTAGCATCAGATGTTTCTTTGCCTTTTGCGTCACGAGTGGTTAACTCAAAACTCTTAGCAACAAGTAGGTCAAACAGTTTCTGTCTTGTGTCTTCTAATGATATCATAAGTGTATTTATCTAATCATAATTAAATCATTATGAATGGAAGTGGCTCCACAATATCATCATTGTGATCACGTAAGTTGTCACCAATGTTTTTATGATATTCCTGTAGTTGTTGCATCATACGCACACCCAATACTGTTGCCATAACTAAGTCGTCATGCTCACCTGGTTTAGCCGCATAACTTGTGCCGTGTGCTACAAAGTTTTTAAGTTCACT